GAGCGTTCGTTTGAAGAGGAAACCAAGCTGTCTGGATTCTCGGCCGCACCGGTCAAGAACGAAGGCTCTTCGATTGCTTATGACAACGCACAGGAAGCTTGGACGGCTCGCTACACCCATGAGACGATCGCTATGGGCTTTTCGATTACCGAAGAGGCAATCGAAGACAACCTGTACGATTCGCTCAGCTCGCGTTATACCAAGGCACTTGCTCGCGCCATGGCATACACCAAGCAGGTGAAAGCAGCAGCCGTGTTGAACAATGGATGGGCATCTACCGTTACATACGGTGACGGCCAGCCTCTGTTCTCCACATCACATCCTCTTGTATCCGGCGGCACAAACAGCAACACGCCAGCTACCCAGGCAGACTTGAATGAAACTTCGTTGGAAAACGCAGTCATTCAAATCGCAGGGTGGACGGACGAACGTGGTCTGTTGATTGCAGCTCGCCCACGCAAGCTCATCGTTCCTCCGAACCTCCAGTTCGTGGCAACTCGTCTGTTGGAAACCGAACTCCGCGTCGGCACCAACAACAACGATATCAACGCCATCAAGAACAATGGTTCGATCCCCGAGGGATACACCATCAACCACTTCTTGACTGACACCAACGGCTGGTTCCTTACCACCGACGTGCCCAATGGATTGAAGCACTTTGTGCGGACACCCATGCAGACTGGAATGGATGGCGATTTCGACACGGGGAACGTCAGATATAAAGCTAGAGAGCGTTACAGCTTTGGCGTGAGCGACCCCCTCGGCATCTTTGGTTCGCAAGGCGCTTAATAAATCAAGCACTTAGGCGAATAAGGAAGGCCACCGCAAGGTGGTTTTTCCTTTTGTAGGATGTGTGTTACTATTCTCCGTATCAAAACACAGGAGAATGAAATGGACACTACAAATTTACCCAAAAACCGCAAAGAAGCTCAAGACTCAGGGGCAAAGTATTACTTCACCGGCGAGCCATGCAAGTATGGCCACATAGCACCGCGCAAAACAAAAGGTTCATGCGTTGAATGCCTCAAGGTTGAATGGGAAAAAGCCAACGTAACAAGGGCTGAATACTTCCGTGAGTACAACAAATCAGAAGCCGGCCAGAAAGCTAAGCGCAAGTACTACGAAGAAAACAAAGAAAACGTAATTGCTAGGGCTCAGGCTAGGACCGATGAGGATAAACGCAGATACAAGAAAAACCACAAGCTGAACAATCCGGATATGTACAAAGAGATGACAAGCTTAAGAAGGCGAAGGTTTAGGAACGCTACGCCTAAATGGCTAACTGATGCACACAAAATGGAAATAAGGCTTAAATACCGTTTGGCTATTGAGTTAAGCAGAGCAACAGGGGAAAGGCACGCTGTTGACCATATAGTCCCTTTGCACGGAGAGACGGTGTGCGGTTTGCATGTCCCATGGAATCTTCAGGTCCTGACCCAAAAGGGCAACTTGCTTAAATACAATAAGCTCATTGACTCACACCCCAATAACTGATACAAACACATCACTAGGGTTCTTACCCATATCGACTGACCTAGCAGACTTTGTAGAGACGGTATGGGGATGCGCTACAACGCGGAGTTATCATGGCTATTTCTACCTTTGACGGTCCAGTACGTTCGCTGGGCGGTTTCTATGCCCAAGGGCCAAACAGCATTATTGACATTCCTAATGCTACGAACACCATCACATTGACCACGGCAGGATATGCCGGCCGGTTAATTAAGACGAACGATGCGTCGCTCGTTATTACGCTTCCCACCATTATTGCTACGGCTTATGCCACAAGCTCTGGCCCTGGCGCTGATCCAAATAGCACCAACAACATTGGTACGGTGTACTCGTTTGTTGTTGAAACGACGGCATCTGCGCTTGTCTTCCAGACCGACGGCACTGACAAGTTTGTTGGTGGCGTGTTTATTGGTATTGATGACGGCGGTGACGGCAAAACCTTTATCTCTGGCGCGTCCAATGATGTTTGTACCTTAAACGGTACGACTAAGGGCGGGATTGCGGGATCGGTCATTACCTTTACTGCGATTGCATCTGCAAAATACCTTGTCCAAGGGAATCTGCTTGGATCTGGCGTCCTAGTCACACCATTCAGCGATAGCTAATAGGAGTGCATCATGGGGATGCAAACCGACGTTTTATCGGTCCAAGTAACCGGGGCCGATACGGCTGTTGAGTACCCGACTCGCGTCAAAGCGTTATATGTAGTTGCTGACACCGCTGGCGGTTCTATGCAACTCATAGACGGTGGCGCAAGCGGGGATACGGTGTGTACGCTAGACATGATTGCTGATACGGCTGAGTACCTGCTCATCCCTGGCGAAGGTATTCGCTTCAAGCAATATGTCTATGTAGACGCAAGTAACGTCTCTTCAGTCACGGTGTTTCATGGCTAAGTCCAAGGGTATGGGGATTGCCACTTCAGTAAAGTCAGGCAATTTCCGACCCACTAAACAAGGCGCTGGCATGACAGAAAAAGGCGTTGCAGCGTATCGCAAAGCCAATCCCGGCAGTAAACTTAAAACTGCCGTGACTTCAGACAATCCTGGCCCTAAAGATGCTGCTCGCAGGAAGTCTTTCTGTGCGCGCTCAGCGGGCCAGATGAAGCAATTCCCTGAAGCAGCTAAAGATCCCAATAGCCGGATACGGCAGGCAAGACGTAGATGGAAGTGCTAAATGGATACCGGTGCTCTTGTTTGGAATCTCATCACATCGTTCTTTGTGGGACTGGTGATGTTCATGCTTAAGCACGCTACAGATGAACAGAAGCGCATCCAGATCCTACTGAACAAAACTCGGGAGGAAATTGCCCGTGATCACATCACTCGCGCAGAAGTTCGTGCTGACATGGAAAAGATTATTGAACGTTTTGACACAGGCTTTGCAAGGCTTGAAGCAAAAATTGATGCCCTCGCTGAAAGGAAATGATGATGTTAAATGATCCCCGTAAAGGCCGTGGGCGCCATGGCGACACGAACTACAATCCTAACTACGATCTTGTTCCCACCCAGAAAGAGAAGGGTGCTATGCAGCAAGAGCTAGAGGATGAGAAGCTAAGGAAGATGGACAAGCGTCCTAATCTTGGCAAGATGTTCAAGAACGGTGGCTACGTCAAAGCAGCCGATGGCTGTGCTAAACGTGGCAAGACCAAGGGAACAATGGTCGTCATGAAATAACTCCGCCACGTGGCGGAGTTTTTTGGAGTAGGCGTATGAAACGCAAAGTCCGTAAGTATGTAGAAGGCGGTTACGGGGACGTAAGCTCAGAAGATTACGGGATGGGATCTCGTGAGGAAATGATTGAGCGCAACATCGAGGAGAATGAGCGTCGCCGCCAGATGGCGGAGGTTTCTCCGGTTAAGCCGCAAAATATTCCGTCTTCAGTGTCTACAGAAATTAATGAGCCAGGCACGGCCGGGTTTTCAAGAGCGCCAATAAAATCTGCTGCCAAGGCTCCTATAGTCACAAAAGAGCAAATGACTAAGGCGGGTTTTGATAATTTGCGCGATTATATGAATGCACAGAAGGGCCTGACGCGTAGACAGGAACCATCAAAACTAGCGCCAGCACCGAAACCGGCTGCACAACGTAGCCAGCAAGCGGCAAGACCCATGGGTCGTACAGCCATGGGTAAGACTGCTGAGCAAGAGATGGCAGCAATTGCCGCGGGAAGGCAGGCAGCAGCGAAAGCTGATTTAGAGCGCAGGAAGGCTTATGACAAACCGCTAGAAGGTGTGTACCCAGAGGCTGCATTGATTGGAGGCCCGGGATTAAAAGCTTTACGCGCACTTGGTTCGGGAGCAGGAAGGAACGCAGCAACGCAAGCAGCTAAGCCTCGTGTAGAACCAAAGATCCCGCAAGAAGCAGCAAAAGCAGCGCCAAAGAAACCCGATGCTGATTATTACTACGGCGCTAAATCACCAAAAATGGCAGAGAAACCTGGCGCCATGACAACCAAACCGCCACGTGGCGGAGAGGTAGCCAAAGGAAGTGAGACCAAAAGTGGTCAGCTTGCTAGGCGTGGCAAAGAGCTATAGCAGCTTGAAATGCCAAAGCGCAGGTTGCCATATGAGAAGTATATGGGTGAAGCTGAGGTGGTAAAAAAACCTGTACAAAAGCTCACCGATCAAAGCCCCAAGCGGTTATCCAGTCCGCCACGTGGCGGCGGTAAGGATCCAAACGCACGTCGCCCGACTAGGGATGAATTAGATGAAATGCGTATGGGGTCAGATTACATGCGTAAGGGCGGCAAAGTAGGATCTGCATCTAGGCGTGCCGACGGTATTGCATCACGTGGCAAGACTCGTGGAAGATACATATGAAAGACAAGGTCCGTACCGTAATGAAGGAGTTCAAGGAAGGCAAGCTTAAGTCTTCCTCGGGCCAGAAAGTTACCAACCCCAAGCAAGCAATTGCGATTGGACTATCGGAGCAGAGAGCTATGAAAGGTTACAAAGCAGGCGGCGAATCAAAAGCCATGGTTAAGAAAGAGATCTCTTTCATGAAAGAGAAGGGCGCACCCAAGTCCATGATCAAGCATGAAAAAGCTGAGATGAAGGGCATGAAAGCTGGCGGCATGACCAAGATGGGCGCTGTTAAAACGGCCGCACCAAGCCGCGATGGCGTTGCATCAAAGGGCAAGACCAAGGGCAAGATGATTAAGATGGCGAAGGGCGGCTGTTACTAATACAATGCTCCCTCTAGGGAGGGCGCATGGCCGTATACACCAATGAAATTGGAGAGCGTTATGATTCTAATGTTCTCCAAGGGGCAATCAATCAGTTAAACGCCCAAGCCATTGATGATCTATACATCAGTGGCCAAATAAACTCATGGTCGCCAAGAGAGGCGGCAATTGTAGAGTTGATGGGTTCATTTGGTTTCAATAGTTACCAAATAAACCAGATACTTCAGTCAATCACTGTACCAAATATTCCTCAGCCCGCATGGTTGACGGACAGCCGATCCAAGGAAATACAGGGTCTTTATCGTGATCTCTTGGGAAGAGAGGCTGACCCAGGCGGCCTAAAGTATTGGTATGAAACCGGGGCTGATACCAGTATTCTTTCAAGTGTATTCAAAGCCTCTGAGGAATATCAAAGCCGTCAGACGACACCGCCTCCAACAACTACCCCGCCTCCTACTACAACCCAGGCGCCCACAACCACACCACCTCAAACGACGACGCTGGCGCCAACAACCACGCCACCGCCAACCACTACATTAGCCCCAACCACTACACCGCCGCCGACTACGACACAGGCTCCTACAACGACGCCTCCGCCTACGACGACGGCCGCACCTACTACTACACCTCCTCCTACGACTACACAGGCTCCAACAACAACTCAGCCAGTTACAACAGCGCCGCCGGTTACGGAGGCTGTAACGCAAGCCCCTATTTCCAAGCCATTGGGCATGGAACTTAAAGAAGGATGGATATACGAGCCTGAGTTTTCTAAGCCATTCCAAAACCCACAGACGGGCCAGCAACTAACGGCGCAAGAATACGAATCCTATGTAATCCACCCTAACGATACAAAGTGGGAAGGCAAGTGGCTTAGTAATGACACGATCAACTTTTTGAAGGGTCAGATTAATAGCGGTAAATCGTTATACAATCTTAACTTTCAGACCCCAGGCAATTCAGATCTCTGGCATACAGATGACATAGCAAAACGCCTAACAGCCCTTGGAATCACCAACCTAAACCAAATAGGGATGGATGAGACAAAAGGGATTTACAACAAAGAAACAGGCAAGGCGCTTGATACCGCTATGGTTGGCGGTAAGGGTGCAAACATCATAGGATCTACTGGGGCCGGCAAAGGCTATTCAAACTACACGTTGCAGTTTGATGCTTTTGGTAGCCCGATCATAGTTCCAGAGTGGGATACCGCTAACTTTATAGCTAAGAACCCCATGCTTGTGCAGTTCTTGGCTATGGGCGCATCCTTCTTGGTGCCTGGTATTGGGCAAGCAATAGCACCGTATATCAGCAGCATAGTTGGTACGGCCGCCGCTCCAGCGGTGTCTAATTTCCTTGTACGTACAGCAGTAAACACCATATTTAATGGTGGCGATCTATCCAAGGCTTTCTTAGGCGCCGCCACGGGAACGGCTTTGAATATGGTTACCGATGTGGTAGCCAATCAATTAGCCAATAGCGGAATTATTAGCGGAGCTACGGCAGCAGAAAAGCTTGCAACGGCAAGAATGTTTGCTGCTCCTATGACCAATGCGATCTATGCCATATCGCAGGGGCAAGATCCTTTACCAACATTACTAGGCGGCGCAGTTAACGCAGCGATATCGACAGGTATTAATGAAGTAGCAAACGCACAGAAGCTAGACCCAACATCAAAAGCATTGCTACAGATTGGCGTATCTCAAGCGATTAATACGGCGCGTACAGGTACATTCAATCCGGTAAGTCTGTTTAATCAGTTATTAAATCTTGGGTTTAGCCAAGCGCAAGCAGGAAAAATGGCTGGTGGTGCAGCACCAGATTCGGCCAAATCTAATACAGCCATAGGCGCAGTGGCTGTAGACAAGAACGGCGAGCTTTACACAGTTGATGATGACGGCAATCGTTTGATGCTGTCTGGCAATTCTGCCGGTCGTGTGTACACGCCTACTGAGTGGAACTCAATCCAGACGGCATTGAGCGCAGGCCAGGCGCAGTACGTCAATGGTCTTATCAATGCCATGAACAGTGGCAGCATGAATGCTGAGGAGGTTGCAGAAGATCTGTATTTGTCAGGATTTAATGACGCGACGATAGCAAAAATATTTGATGCAAATGAGCAATACATATATCGGTCAAATCAGGCGCAAAAGCTAGTCACTGATTACACAGCGGTAGGAAGCGATTTATCCAGAGAAAGCGCCCTAGAAAGACTAAGATCACTTGGCTTTGATGAGGCAGATGCCAACACCTACATCTCCAATATTGATAAGCAAGTCACTGCTAGAAACAACTACGTCAATGTTTCTAGGGACTACATCAATGGTTCCGCCACGGAGTCGCAGTTGCAGTCCGCCATGGATGCGGCTGGGCTTACGGGCGATAAGGCAGACAACACACTACTGACGCTGCGTGCAATACGAGAGGGCGGCAACCTTACATCATCTGAGTTAACGAATGCTGCTGTGGCCAACCTTAACCAATGGTTCAACATTGGAGGAGGTCGGCAGGTTGTATTCAAAACCAATACTGAAGATGGCGGGTTGTATGTTGCCAGTGCAAGGGACGCATCGGGCAAAGACATCACCAATGACTTTTATGGTCTCAGCCCACAGGGGCTGAAGAACTTCATTGATGCCCAGCAGGCCATTCAAAAAACTGCGCCTTCGATCAAAGCAGGCGAAGCTACGGTGCCCCAAGAGCTGGCAACGCAGGGTGCAAATCTTGGCCTTGGCGGTCAGACAGGCCTTATCAAAAACAATTTTGCTACGGTTCAAAAGAGTTACTTTGATAATCTGTTGAGAGCGTATAGCGCCATGAGCCCAGAGGACAGGGCAAAGATTGCCTCGGCGCAGGCAGCAACAACGGATATGAAGATACTGAAGGACATAGATTCTCAGTACAAAGCCATAGACCAGCAAAGACAGACGGCTCTTAATAACGGACAGAAAGCCATAGCGGATTTCTTGCTAGGTGCGGATACAAGGGTAGAGAACAAAGCATCTCATTACTACCTCACCAAAGGCGTCCAGCCAAGTACAGCCATGGGTCTTGCACTGGAAGACATACAGGCTGGTAATTTATACAACCGTATCAACCTATCAGAAGCTAAGGACTCGACGTTTCCTTTTGAGACGCAGCAATTTATTAATCAGTTCCGCGGGTCGCCTGCTGGCGATGCGCTAGCCAATACATTGGCCAATGCCTATGCAATAACGGGATTGGCGGTATCAAATACATTGAATGGAAGTCTTGGTATTAGCTTGCATATTGCAGAAGCTCTCGGCCTTGATAATTTTGCAAATGACTTTCAAAAAATGTCGGTAGGAATACGACAAGCCGGAGAGGATGCGTTATCCATCGCAAACGCAGATACACGGGCGCATAAAAACTTTATTGGAGGTTTATCGAACATAGTTTCTGCCATACCGTGGCTTGCCATGGGCCCGGCAGGCTTGCCAGGTTTGATTGCAAGCGCTGGGTCAATAACTTATGGAAACGAATATCTACAAGGAAGGTTGGCAGGTCTTGATATACCCGAAGCATCAGCAAGGGCTGGAACATTTTCATTAATAGAGATGATTACGGAGCGCCTTGGTTTATCTGAGTTGTCACAAATACTGAAGCCAATGTGGCGTACCGTGCCTACCGACCAATTAGCTAAAGTTGCTAGTGAAAGTCTAATTACAAATATTGCAAAGTATGGCACCAAAGAGCAGTTAGGCGAGCTTGCAGCTTTTAGCTTACAGGTCGGCGCAGACAAGTATTTAGACTTCGGTATTAACAAAAATATCACTGGGATGGATTTTTTACAAGGCGCTTTAGATACCATCCAGCAGACATTTTGGGCTGCTGGTGCAGGAGCTGGAATAGGCGTTGGTTTGCGTGGCGGCATGACACCAGACAATAGCGGCGCAATTAAAGTTATTTCACCGGATGGATCGCAGGGACTGGTAGAGCTTGATAACGGTTCTGTTATACGAGTGGATCTTCCATCATCCTTAGACTTAGAAGTTGGCGAGCGTATCAATGTAAATGCTTTGAAGAACGACGTTGTTTATGTTCCAGACAATGTTAACGAGAAGTTTGCAAACCTACAGCAGCAGGTAAATAACGCCTACCAAACAGAGCTTGGCCGGGTGCCAACACTTGAAGAATTAAATTTCAATATAAAACGCTTGGCTGATGGGGCGACAATCAATAGCATCCTTACTGAGCTTAACAATTCGCCGCAGGGAAAATTGCTGGATGATCAGAGAGCGTTTACATCTCAAACAGATGCTCAGATAGCGGCTAACGCAAAGTCGTTGCTAGACCAGGGCAAGACAACTTACGCAGACTTCAAGACTTTCATGAACAGCATGGGCCTTGCGTCTGACCGCCAGCTAAACGTACTGGACACGATCACACCAAGAGCCAAGGTTACTGGAACTGTTACGTCCATTATTGGTGACAATGCCATAGTGACTGGAACAAATGGGCAGATGTACAGCATGCTGCGTGTTGGTCCAAGTAATTACTTGATGCAGGTGGGCGACCAGGTAAACCTTGGGGTGTCCACGGTTAAACCAGACGCAACGCCAACGGTTGAGGTGACCACAAAGATTGCTGACGTTATTGCAGCCAGCGTTTCAAAGGCTGAATACCAGTCGTCTGTTTCAAAAGCAGCCTATGACGCTTCAGTTTCAACAAGCGTTTCACAGGCTAACTACGACACATCGGTTTCAAAGTCCGCCCGCGATGCATCAATTTCGCAAAGCTTGTCACAAGCCTCAGTTGACTCCTCAACATCAACGAGCATTTCTCAAGCTGCAAATGACACATCAGTCTCAACGAGTATTTCTCAGGCTGATTACGATAGGTCAATAGCAACAAGCATATCGAGAGCTAATTATCTTGAGGGCATAAGAGTAAGCATATCGACGGCAAAGAATGAATCGTCAATTTCGCAGAGCGTTTCGAGAGCTGCTTATGAAGAAAAATTAAAACAGGCGAATGATCTTTCTGTCTCACAGAGTATTTCTAGGGAAGGATACGAAACATCCCTATCAACAAGTATTTCTGAGTTAAACCAAGAAAGGGCTACATCAACCAGCATATCGCAAGCAAACAGAGATTTTGAACTATCGCAAAGCGTATCAAAGGCTAGTTACGATCTTTCGGTCTCTCAAAGCATCTCAAAGAAAAATTCCGATATTGCAATATCAAATAGCATTTCTCGGGCAAATTACGATACATCGGTTTCGCAAAGCCTTTCGGTTTCAGAGAAAGCGGAAAAAGACCTATCAATATCAACAAGCATTTCAAAAGCAGAATATCAAGCCGAAATAGACAGGAAGGCATCTATATCGGCATCTATATCGTCCAGCATATCTAAAAACGATTACGATGTTTCAGTCTCAAAAGCTGCGATTGAGTCCTCCATATCATCAAGTATTTCAAAGAATGAGGTTGACCTAAGCATAAGCAAGGCGCTGAAAGATGATTTGCTTAATGCTTTATCAACATCTGCGTCAATTAGCGAATCTCTGTCGATATCTCAATCAATATCAACATTAGCTTCGCTATCTATTAGCAGATCCTCCAGCGTATCGCAATCGGTATCAACAAGCGTTGCAACGTCGCCAACTGTAAGCGTTACTGCAACACCTTCGGCGTCAGTGACTCAATCAGTTACACCATCAGTAACACAATCTGTAAGCCAAACTCTATCTCAGTCTGTTACTCAATCAATCACGCAGTCCGTGACCGCGACGGTTTCACAATCTGTTACTCAACCAGTCACGCAGTCGGTGACTCAAACAGTTTCTCAATCTGTCAGTCAGTCAGTTACGCAATCAGTATCACAGTCTGTAAGTCAGTCACAATCAGTGACACAATCAATTACGCCTACTGTTACTCAATCGATAACTCAGCCGGTAAGTCAATCGATTTCACAATCAATTACGCCATCTGTAACGCAATCCGTTAGCACTTCGGTAACACAATCCATTAGTCAATCGCTTACTCAGTCAGTTACCCAGTCTGTAACCCAATCACTCACACAGACTCAGTCCTTAACGCCAACGATGATTATTACAACAACGTCGTTGCCGCCGGTTACAACAACAGTAACGATACCTCCCGTAACAACAACCTCGCTTCCAACAACAACGGCCCCAGTGACAACATTGTCTGCGACGACTGTGATGCCCACGGTTACGCCAACACAAATACAGACAACAACGCCAACAATTATTACGACAGAGCCAGTGACAACTGTTCTGCCTATTACAACGTCCGCCGCGGTTACAACGTCTTCACCAGTTACAACATCCAAGGCGCCTACGACATCGGCACCCCCAACAACGTCGGCTGGTATGCCATTCCCGTTATTTGGCATTCCTGCTGCCGTTGGTCAGAAAAAGACTTATGTAGATTACGCACAGCCCAACGTGCCAGCACCAGAGTTTGGGCCATTTGATTTATTCAAAGCGCCCAGCTACTTGCGTCCTTTGCAAGATACTGGCAACTTCGGACTAGCCGCACTATTAGGAGCAGCAAATGATGCCAAGCAGAGGGATGGGGGCGATCAATCCCAGCAAAATGCCCAAGGCCAAGGTCAAACGCCGTCGGGATGATACTGACTTTACGCAGTACGCAGAGGGTGGAAAGGTAAATGCTGCTGGCAATTACACCAAGCCAACTATGCGTAAAAAACTATTCAATCAAATTAAAAGCGCGGCGGTACAAGGCACAGGCGCTGGAAAATGGTCCGCGAGGAAGGCACAGCTCTTGGCAAAGCGTTACAAAGAGCGTGGCGGCGGGTATACTTCATGAAAGCCCCGCAGCAATCATTAAAGGCTTGGACGGAACAGAAATGGAGAACGCGCAGCGGAAAGCGTTCTTCAGACACGGGCGAAAGATATTTACCAGAAGCTGCAATAAAATCGTTATCGCCGCAAGAGTATGCTGCTACAACTAGGGCCAAACGAGAAGGTAAGGCTAAAGGAAAACAGTTTGTAGCGCAGCCAAAAGCGATAGCCAAAAAGGTTGCACCGTTTCGGAAGGTAGGAAAATGAGTACGTCAGGTACAACTACATTCAACCCTAACTTAAACGAATTAGTTGAAGAGGCTTACGAGCGATGCGGCCGAGAATTAAGATCGGGCTACGATCTTAGGACAGCCCGCAGATCGCTTAATTTGCTGCTTACAGAATGGGCTAATCGCGGGATTAATTTGTGGACTTTGGAGCAGGGCGCTATACAGCTCTATGCCAATCAGATTACCTACCCATTGCCAATTAATACGGTTGACCTGGTAGAAACCATCATTCGGACCGGTGAAGGTCAGAACCAGACGGACATCAATATCAGCCGGATCTCGGTGAGCACGTATTCAACGATACCAAACAAGCTTGCCACAGGGCGGCCCATACAGATCTACATAGATCGGCAAGGCGGACAGACATATGTTTTCACGGGTACTCTGGCAGCAAACATCTCATCCTCTGCTACGACAATACCGATGTCTAGCCTCGCAGGGATACCATATGCAGCGATGCGA